TTTTGTGAGAAAGTTCTAACAATCTTAAGAAGAATAACAGTTGATTTCTTTTAAAATCCTTAGAAGTTGGCTCCCACTGCGACATAAATCTAGCAATTTTGTGTCTCGTTGGAACATCGATGAGGTGGGTATGCTTTAGGCATACAAAAACGACTCGGTTGGTACTCCGTTAAAAGTCCAAACCCCCCTCTTTTTATGGTGACAACAATAATTGATTTCAGAATGCGTTATACACAAATTAGAAATTCCCCTTATTTATATACCAAACACGAAATGTGTGGTCCAACCACAAATTTGGAAAATTATATTAATATAGCGAAAATGAATGTGTCTTATGAATACGATCAAGCATCCGATTTTATTAATTATTATTATAGGAAGAACGGAATTAGAGTCATTAATAATAATGGTTCAAAATTTTTATTAATCGTTGATGATGAAGATGAGAATGGATGTGATGATTCGTATTTGTTACATATGATGTTGGATAATTTTTCAAAGTTTGAGGTAAAATCTCAAAATGAGAATTTTACACCTTTCATAATAACAGAAAGTTTATTATCATACTTGATCACTGCTAATGTTTTGGAAGTAGAGTGGAACTTGTTTGAAGATTTACCTGAAGAAATATTTGAACTCGAACTGGATATAATTAACACGCAAGGTGAATATCATGTTTTCTTTGGCAAACAAAATCATCAATATGTGAGATTAGGCGAAGATATTGAAATTAAAGGAAATGTGATATATTTACCTATGCCCGATCTAACACAATGCGGAGATGTTGAAAGTAATCCTGGTCCATCGATTTCAATAGATCGAAAATTGATTGAATCAATTAAATATGATGGAAATAGGCAGATAATATTGAAGACATCAACAGGCAAAGTTCTAATGGCTGAATCAGGAAAATATAAAGAGACTGAAAAATCTATAGTCTTGGAAACAGCGACCGAACAAGAGATCATGCAGATCCAACAATCATTGGCTTTAATACCACGGGAGAAATCGGAAAATTATCGTTATAAAAATGTACAAACGCGAAGAATTACTGGTAATATGCGTAATTTTAACCCATCTTTGCGAATTATTTTAAAAATTCAAAAACATTTACATGGAATTTGGCCAGTTGAAGAATCTGAAGGAGTTTTTGGTGTTATTCAAAAGACATTCATAATACCACAAAATTTGATTCGTGTGAAATTTGGAAAGATTTGGTATGGACATAATAATATAAACTCGACTTTAGTGAATGAGATTCTTGCTTCTGTTAGAAATCAAGAAATGACTGATGAACAACTATTTGAATTTTCGATACGATTAACAACAGTCGAGATGTTATCACGCAAACAAGGAATAAATTATATGGAAATAATGGCAGATTTCTATAATACTTTTCGAAGAAATATTCAATTGTTAAATAAACAAATAACAATTAATAAATTTTCTGATGCTTTGAAATATTTTTATGATAATGAGGCCTGGATACCATCACGTGGAGAGATTTTTGGTAATCCTATTGAATTATTTTCTTATAGGAACAGAAATTATCCTCAAGAACATCTGAGTTATGATGCTGTTACATCGGAAGTTGGAGAATTTAAGATTCCCGATAACAGAGAAGAGATGATTAAATGCTTGAGACATGGAATATTGAGAAGTCAAACAAAGATTATTGACAACAGATGGAGTTTTCAACAAGAAGAAATACCATTCAAATTTGTTGAATATGAAGCTGATTTGAATATAATCGAGAAATTTGTTGCTGATTTTATTGACAATCGTATATATCAAGGAAGTATTATGGAATCAATGCTTGTCGCTTTGGAAAAAGTTGAA